GCAAAACTCATTCCGATGTCAGAAGATGCGATTCCGAAGGATCCAGTAAGCGAAAACATGGCGGCATTGAACCTAAAACCGCTAAAAGCCTTCATTTATCAGGATCACGAGGCCCATATTCGCGTCCATATGAACCTGATGCAAGACCCACAGATGCGTCAATTACTGGGTCAAAACCCGCAGGCTCCGGTCATGCAAGCGGCGATGCAGGCTCATATTGCAGAACATTTGGCGTTTGCCTACCGTCAACGGCTCGAAGATGTCATGGGCGTGCCCCTGCCACCGCCGGATACTAAACTTCCAGAGGATGTCGAGGTCGAGTTGGCACGCATTTCTGCCCGGGCTTCCGAGGTTGTACTGGGTCAGAGCCGTCAACAGGTTGCCGCGCAAGCCGCTCAGGCCGCCGCACAAGATCCGATCACACAGATCCAGCAGCAGGAGTTGGCTCTTAAGGCTGGTGAGTTGGAGCGCAAGAAACTTAAGGATCAGGTCGATGCAGCCGCTAAGGCAGACCAGATTGAGGTTGAGAAACTCCGTATTCAGACGCAAGCCGAGGTGGATGGAGCCCGCATCGGTGCGCAGGTCGCTAGGGACAAGGAGCAGATTAAGTCCAAGAACGAGGCTGATGGGGTGAAGTTGGGGGTGGAGATAGCGAGAACTATGCAGCAGGCTAAGAAACCACCAACCACCTAGGAGATTAAATGAGTAAAGAGCAGCAAGAGAGTTTTGAGTATCTGATCAAGAAAAAGTTGAGGGAGCATCTCAACAATTTGGCAGATGATTTAGCACTGGGGGGTGCGCAGGATTACGCTGACTACCGGCATCGAGTCGGCGTTATCGAAGGCATCGCAATAGCAGAACGCGAGGTCATCGACCTAATTGATGCTGCCAAGAAACGACAAGAGGAACTATAGATGTCTATAGGCGCGATTGACAAAGAGGCCACCGAGAAATCGGCGGCAGAGATAGACCCGTTAAAGATGCCCGTCCCCAAGGGCTACAAGATCCTGATCACCCTACCAAAGATTGAGAAGCAACTGGGCGAATCAGGGCTTATTTTGGCGGATTCCACTCAACGGCAGGAAGAATTAGCCTCCTGCTTAGGGTTTGTACTAAAACTCGGTGATTTGGCGTTTAAGGACGAGCACAAGTTTCCCACCGGGCCTTGGTGCGAAGAAGGCGACTTCATCATTATGCGTAACTACTCAGGCACCCGGTTTAAGGTAAACGGGCAAGAATTCCGTCTGATTAATGACGACATGGTGGAGGCGGTTGTTGACGATCCTCGCGGTTATACCCGTGCGTAATTAGGAGAAAGAAATGGCGAAAGAAGAATTTGTAACTACGCTTGAACAGATCAATGACGATCTGGCGCAGGCAAAAGAGGCACCAAAAGAAGAGGTAATGAACCCCGGATATGAGGCTACTGCCCCGGTCGTTGCCCCCGCTAAAACCGCTAAAAAGTCCGACATTGAAATAGAGATCGTTGACGACACTCCGCCCGAGGACAAAGGCCGCAAGCCAATGAAGACGGCACCCAAGGAGGTTGACGAGATCGACGAGGTCAATGGGAAAGTCCAGAAAAGGCTAGATGAACTTAAGCGTGCTTGGCATGACGAGCGCCGTGCAAAGGACAAGGCGGCAAGGGAACAAGCCGAAGCACTTGCATATGCTAAGAAACTCCTCGAAGAGAACAAAACTTTAAAAGTTCAACTTTCAAAAGGTGAGCGAGTTTTGGTCGAACAGGGGCAGGGTAAGGCTGAGTCTGACTTAAAAGCAGCCAAGCGTTTGCTACAAGAGGCACAAGAATCTGGCGACTCTGAAAAAGTTGCGGATGCTATTACTGAAATTTCACGCATTTCAAGAGAGCAAGAAAATTGGAAAGCGTACCAACCTAAGTACCGTGAAGAAGATATTAATAAGGAATCTGCTTTACAAGATCAGAATCTAGGTGTAAGTTATCCCCAAACTGCGCAGGCTGCACCACCTCCAGACGAAAAGGCCGTGAATTGGTACAACAGAAATTCATGGTTCGGAGTAGACGAAGAGATGACTGCAATTGCCTATGCGCAACATGAGAAATTAGTTAAATCTGGGGTAAGTCCTCAGAGCGACGAATATTACGAGAAGATTGATTCTCGGCTTCGGCAAGTTTTCCCTGACCGTTTTGAGTCAGATGGCGATGAAGATCTCGCTGCTGATAAAGAACCAGCCAAAGTGGAAAAACGCCAACAGACAACGGTGGTTTCACCGGCGACCCGTTCGACACCAAGTAAAAAAGTTACGCTCACGAAGTCTCAAGTGGCGATTGCTCGACGCTTAGGTGTCCCCTTAGAAGTTTATGCGAAACAAGTTGCTTTGCAGGAGAATAGATAATGTCAAGAATTGACCGTGAATTAGAAACTCGTGAACGTGAAACCCGTATCCGTGCTTATACTCCGCCGCAACAGTTGCCAGATCCAATCCCACAGGCAGGTTATTCATTTCGGTGGATAAGAACAGCCATGATGGGCCAGAGCGATGCTCGTAACGTATCTATGAGCCGTCGTGAAGGCTATGAGCCTGTAAAGGTCGAAGACCATCGTGAAATGGAAATGGCGCTCGATGATTCATCTAGGGCCAGTGGAAATGTCGAGATTGGCGGTTTGATGCTTTGTAAGATTCCTACGGAAATTTTAGAAGGTCGTCAAGCCTACTATGAGCGGTTGAATCAACAGCAGATTAATTCTGTTGATAACAACTTTATGAGGGAAAATGATTCGAGGATGCCTCTCTTTACCGAGAAAAGATCTGAGGTCAGTTTCAGTAAACGATAATCTTTAGGAGATTGATATGGCAACAACTGCCAGCCCATACGGGCTAAAACCAATCAACCTGATCGGTGGTCAATCATTCACGGGCGGTTCTATCCGTGATATTTCGATGACTACTAACAGCGCGACTGGTATTTTCTTCGGTGACCTAGTGAGACTGTTAGATGGACAGCCTTCCGCCGTTACCAGCACTCCCCTTCCTTCGGAAGAGGGCCTTGTAGGTGTTTGTGTTGGTGTTTCTTACACTGATCCTACGCTGAAGTACACACAGTTTGCACAGTTCCTACCCGCTAACGCGGTAAGTGCTGGGTACACAAACATCCTGATCAGAGTTGTTGATGATCCGGATCAGTTGTATCAAGTTCAAGCCGACGGTTCCGTTACTGCTGCCAAGATTGGTAACAACGCTGAGTTAGGTAACTTCTCGGCTGGTTCTACCACCACTGGCAACAGCAAAGTTACGCTGGAGTCCGGTACGATTGCTAACACTTCTACGTTTGCAGTTCGTATTGTGGATCTGGTTAACGGTGCTCCAACTTTCTCAACTCCCGGTGATGCTTTCACGGATTGTATTGTCAAGTTTAACTTTGGCATCCATTCGTACTATCAAGCAACCGGTAGCGGCTCGACTTGATAAGGAGATTCTAAATGGCTATTTCACGTTCGCAACTACTAAAAGAACTCCTCCCGGGTCTGAACGCTTTGTTTGGTCTTGAGTACGCACGCTACGGTGAAGAGCATAAAGAGATTTATGCTACTGAAACCTCAGAGCGTTCGTTTGAAGAGGAAACCAAATTGTCTGGCTTCTCGGCTGCCCCAGTTAAGTCTGAAGGCGCTGCGATTGCTTATGACAACGCACAAGAGGCTTTCACGGCTCGCTATACGCACGAGACCATTGCTTACGGTTTCTCGATCACTGAAGAGGCAATTGAGGACAACCTCTATGACTCACTCAGCGCTCGTTACACCAAAGCACTTGCTCGTTCGATGGCTTACACCAAGCAGACTAAGGCTGCTGCAATCCTGAACAATGGCTTTACCAACTCCAGCCAGTATTACGGCGGTGATGGCGTGCCTCTGTTCTCGACTCAGCACCCTCTGATCTCTGGTGGTGTTAACAGCAACCGTCCTGCCACCCCTGCTGACCTGAATGAGACTTCGTTGGAAAACGCAGTTATTCAGATTGCTGCATGGACGGATGAGCGTGGTCTGCTGATCGCTGCTAAGCCCCGTAAGTTAATCGTACCGCCCTCACTCCAGTTCGTTGCAACTCGTTTGCTCGAAACTGAACTGCGTGTGGCTACGGCTGACAATGACATCAACGCTCTGAAGAGCAACGGTTCGATCCCAGAAGGTTATACAATTAACCACTTCTTGACCGACACCAATGCTTGGTTCTTGACGACTGACGTTCCTAACGGTATGAAGTACTTTATCCGTACTCCGATGGCAACATCGATGGATGGCGACTTCGACACCGGTAACGTCCGTTACAAGGCTCGTGAGCGTTATTCGTTTGGCTGGTCTGATCCGCTCGGAATGTTCGGATCACCCGGTGCGTCGTAATTGAAGTTCGAGGGGGGCTCGTCCCCCCTCATTTATATCTAGGATTTTTAATCTTATCGACTGACCTAGCAGACTTTGTAGAGACGATAAGATGGCGTGCTACAACACAAGGAGTGTTACAACATGGGTATGACTACTTTTTCCGGCCCGGTAAATAGCCCCGGTGGCTTTATTGGCCCTTTTATTTCCGCTCCAATTCCTTTTACTGGTAACTATTACTATGTAAATCCTCTTGCAGGTTTGGATGCAAACACTGGAACTTCTCCGGCTAATGCTGTTAAAACTCTGACACGGGCTTTGGCTCTGTGTACAGAAGGCAATAACGACGTTGTTTTGCTAATCAGCGCTGTTGTTAACGGAACAACAACCTCTGCAACTCTGACTGCAAACCTTGATTGGAACAAAGACTCTACTCACCTGATTGGTGTCTGCGCCCCCACGATGGTTTCTCAGCGTGCTCGTATTGCTCCCGCTGCTGGTGCAACTTCGTTTACCCCTTTCTTGACCGTTTCGGCAAATAACTGTTTCTTTGCTAACCTGTCAATTTTTGGTGGATTTGGTACTGGCGGTGCTTCTAATATCACTGTGTCTATGACTGGTGATCGCAATGCATTTGAAAACGTATCGTTCCAAGGTCTTGCTGATGCTGCCTCTGCTGGTGGTACTGGCGCTCGTGTAATGAAGTTAGATGGTTCTTCCGAGAACACATTTACAAACTGCACAATTGGTATTGATACGGTTCAGCGTAGTGCTGCTAACTATGCTGTTGAGTTTGCTGGTGGATCAGCACGTAACATTTTCCAAAACTGCATTTTCCCATCTTGGGCAAGCGCAGGTGGCGCAGGTGGTGCGGCTCTTTATGGCGCCGCTGCAAGCGCAATCGACCGTTATACGTTGATGGATTCCTGTGCGTTCTTAAACGCAGTGGCTTCAACTGGTACAGCAATTACCGACCTGATCTCTCTGCCTTCTTCGGCAGGTGGTATGGTTGTTCTTAAGAACTGTATTACTGTTGGTTACACTGGCCTTGGCACCGCTTCTGCTCTGTCTCAGACCTACATTGATATGTCTGCTCCGAGCAACTCTGCTGGTGGCTTGGCAGTTAACCCGTCGGCCTAATGAACTGGGGGGCTTCGGCCCCCCTAGTTTAAGGAGAATGTTATGCAATATGATGTATGGATGGTGACGCCTGAAGTAGACGATAATTTCTATCGTGCTTCTGCCGCTATTGGTGGTGCAGGGGCGTTGACACTATTAGCCACAACCCCGGGGATTAATGGCTACGGGTATAAAGTTACGTTTGAGGCTAACGCTGATACTTCTGGCGTTAACTTTACGATTGTTGGATACAAAGTTGGAGATACTACAGGCAACACTACAACGGAAGTTGTAACCGGCCCTAACCTAACTTCTTCTTCAACTAACTACTATTCTGGAGTTGTAAGTATTAGTGCAAGCGGAGCAACAGCCAATTTAGTAAAGATTGGTCACGACGCTTCTTTAGCGCTTCCTCGCACTCGTATTAAAGGTTTGTACTACGTTGGTAACGCAAATGCTGGCTCTCTTACGGTGGCTTCACCTAATCGAACAGTTCCGTTCATTAAGATAATAACGCCTACTTCCAGCAATTCATTTGCCGATAGTTTGTTCTTAGCGGCTGAAGGTGTCTTAGTTGGTAACGTACAAGCCAATGACTATGCTACTGTAACAACGGCTAACGTAACCGCCTTTACTTTAACTTGCGGGTAATAACATGGCTAAGACTCCTGCGTGGCAACGCAAAGAGGGAAAGAACCCAAAAGGCGGGCTAAACGCTAAGGGGAGGGCATCGTACAACGCTGCCAACCCCGGTAAGCCCGGCCTGAAGGCTCCTCAACCAGAAGGCGGAGCACGCAAGAAGTCGTTCTGTGCCCGTATGACAGGCATGAAAAAGAAGTTGACTAGCGCTAAAACCGCTAACGATCCAAACAGCCGTATCAACAAAAGCCTTCGGGCGTGGAAATGCTGATATGGAGCAACTAATCCTATTTTCTTGGTCTGGCGTTTTATCTGCCTTAGTAGGTGTGGCAGGGTTTGTTGCATGGGAAAAGAACAACAAACTAAATATGTTAGAAAAACTTTTAAACGACACTAAACTGGAGGTGACTCGTGAAAACGTCACTAAAGCAGAGATTGAAAAACTTGAGCGCTACATTGATGGGCGCTTTAACAGGTTTGAAGAAAAAATTGACCGACTTATTGAAGCGAGGTAAATAATGGCACGCAAAGGACTCCGTAACGCAGCCCTCCTCGGTGGTGCTGCCCTTCTAGCCGCAAAGATGTTAGGCGGTAAGGACAAGGAATCAAAAGCCGCGATGGCTAAAGATGATATGGGCACTGCTGGTGGTGAGGATACAGGTGGTGTTCCAAAAGATCGCCTTGCAGATTTTCGTACCGCCGCTCAAGAAGCCGCAGACGATGCCAAGATCCGTGCTGCTACCAATAACTTTGGTCGTCGTTCCGCCGCACAAGAAGCCGCTGATGACGCTAGAATTTTTGGTTCTAATGCGCCGATGGAAGGCCGTACCGCTTCTGGTTTGCCCCGTGAGGCTCGTGGCATTGGTTCGGTCTTTGATCGTAGTGCGCCTGTTCCCGGTCGCCCCCGTGGTGGTATGAAGGCTGGTGGTTCTGTTAAATCTTACAAGGCTGGTGGTTCGGTGTCTTCCGCTTCCAAGCGTGCAGATGGTATTGCAGTTAAAGGCAAAACTAAAGGACGGATGGTCTAATCATGGCTGACGATAAAAGAGTTGAAGGGCGCACCACTTACATAGAAGAAAATATGAAGGATGGAGTCCTTAAAGATCTTGTTATGAAAGTTAGCAAGATGGGTGACGCTGTTGGGTTTACTCAAGAAGACAAGTACAAAGGTAAAACCAGAGAAGAGGTAGCCAAGAAATCTGCGCCTGAGAAAAAGCGGGCTGGTGGGATGGTTGGTTCAGCCTCTAAGCGTGCTGATGGTGTTGCTCAACGGGGTAAGACCCGTGGGAAGATGGTGTGAACCATGAACGAAATAAGCAAATCAGAAAAAGATTTAGATTCTTTTTCAAAAAGTGTAAAAGCAAAAATGAAATCTAATCCTTTAGGTAAAAATTTAGAATTAGAGCAAGAAAAAATGTCAACTCTACCTAAAGACTCTCAACAAGATTTTGTACCTAAGAACGCCAAAGATTTGCTTAAAAGTTATAAATTGGCTAAAGGCGGGATGATTGGTTCGGCTTCTAAACGTGCTGATGGGGTTGCTCAACGGGGTAAGACTAAAGGAAGGATTGTGTGATGGTTCGTGACCACGATGAGATCTATGATGAACTCTTAGAAGAAGAGGGAAAAGATCAGCAGAAAAAGCAATCTAAGGAAAAAGAAAAAGAAGTCGAGGGTGTTGAGAAACTCACATTCCCACCAAAAAAGGCTAAATCTGTAGTCAAGATTGCGGCGTTGCGTAAGGGTGGTTCCGTATCTTCAGCCTCTAAACGTGCTGACGGTATCGCTATGAAGGGTAAAACGAAAGGCCGGATCGTTTAATGTATTTGACAAGCAACATTCCTTATTTCAAATGTTGGGTTAGAAAAGAGTTTACAAATGGGCATCAGGGGTATCACGGGGAGTATGTGCATGGGCTGGCGGTTGCCGTCACAACCATCCCCGATAGGTGCCTTAGTTTTCAAGTCATATTTACTGGATGTGAAGCAGATGATGGCAGTCAACCAAATGTACATGGCGGTGCGATGTGGGCAAGGATGCCGATTACCGCTTTGGTTGGAGATATACCGCTTGAGCAATGGCCTGAGCGTATGCAAACCCATCTGGCACAGCCTTGGGACTGTAGTTCGTATAACCACGGGGTTGTTAAGATTGATCGGGCGCAACCCTCTCCGTGGCTTTGTAAGATTAATAACGAGTTTCACACCGGTCGGTATTTGTTCACGGTTGACTATGCTGAGAGCGAGGTTTCAGAAGACCCGTCCCAGCATAAACAAAGCCATGTACTTATACTGACTGATGCAGGAAAATGGACAGGAAACATAGTGGCATTACCGAATAATCGAGTGCGAGTTACCAGCCCAGCGTATTGGGTTACTGGACAAGGAGCGCCTGATTTTAAACCCAGCCAATGGATTCATTGTGCAGAGCAGGATGATTCGTACATGAACCCAGAGGTAACTTTTAATAACTTGTATAAGGAGTCTAAGAAATGATGAAGTCCAAGATGATGGCTGGTGGCGGGATGATGAAAAAGATGGCCTCTGGCGGTATGCCGATGGTTATGAAGGACGGCAAAAAGATCCCCGCATTTGCGGCTGACGGCGAAGGCAAGATGGCTAAAGGTGGGATGGCTAAAACAAAAATGGCGGCAGGCGGAGGCATGATGAAAAAAGGCTATGCTTCTGGCGGCATGATGTCCAAGATGAAAGCAGGCGGCGGTGTTTCTAGCGCTTCTAAACGAGCCGACGGTGTTGCTGTAAAAGGCAAAACCAAGGGCAAACTGCTTGCTAAGGGCGGCATGACCAAATGAGATCCAGCCGTGGAATGGGGATAATTAACCCCTCTAAGATGCCAAACGCCAAGACGATCAAGCGGAAAGATAAACCGCAGGACGTTGAGATGTTTGCCAAGGGTGGAGAGTCTCGTGTAAACGAGGCCGGTAATTACACCAAACCCGGACTACGGAAATCTATATTTGAACGTATTAAGGCTGGCGGTAAGGGTGGCGCTCCGGGGCAGTGGAGCGCCCGTAAGGCTCAAATGATGGCTCTTCAATATAAGAAGGCGGGCGGTGGTTACAAAAACTAGTTTTCCTATCTACGATTCCAAAAAAGATGGAAACGTATTTGATTGGTTAATTAGCACAGCCCAAGATTTTAGGAAGATTAGACAAAGAGAACGAAATGCCGAACTTGAAAAAGCCTCAACAAAGTCTGAAGGCATGGACTCAACAAAAGTGGAGAACTAAAAGTGGCAAACCTTCTACGCAAGGATCGCAGGCTACAGGGGAAAGATACCTCCCGTCCAGCGCCATCAAAGCGCTCTCCCCGCAAGAGTACGCCGCAACCACGAAAGCCAAGAGAGCCGGTAAAGCCCAAGGAAAGCAGTTTGTTCCTCAGCCTAAAGGCGTGGCTAAAAAAGTTGCTCCGCATAGGAAAATAGGATGACCACATCCGGCACCACCTCTTTTAACCTAGATCTCAATAACCTCTTAGAAGAGGCTTTTGAGCGTTGTGGCTCGGAACTTCGTTCGGGTTACGACCTTAGGACAGCAAGACGCAGTTTAAACTTACTCACTGTTGAGTGGTCTAACCGGGGGGTTAACCTTTGGACTATTGAGAACGGAGAAATCCCTCTTGTAGCCAATCAGATTTCTTATGAACTCCCGATAGACACAATTGATCTTCTTGAGCACGTGACTCGTACAGGAACTGGTGCAAATCAAGCCGATCTAACGATCACCCGTATTAGTGTTTCTACCTATGCCACGATTCCAAATAAGTTAGCAACAGGCCGTCCTATTCAGGTTTGGGTAGACCGTCAGTCGGGCGCTACCTACCCTCCCGGTGGAAGACCCGAGGGTACAAATACAACCACCGGGGTTGACCATCCCCAAATCTATGTATGGCCTGCCCCGGATCAGAGCAATTTTTACACGTTCGTGTATTGGCGTATGCGGCGGATTCAAGACTCTGGCAACGGCGTTACTACACAAGACATACCTTTTAGATTTTTAAACTGCATGGTTGCCGGGTTGGCATATTACCTTTCTATAAAGATTGCCCCTGATCGCACCGCTGTTTTGAAGTCTCAATATGATGAACAGTGGGCATTTGCCTCTGAGGAAGATAGGGATAAATCTGCCGTTCGTTTTGTTCCTAGAAGAATGTTTATTGAATAATGGGAAATAAATTTGCTTCTGGAAAAAATGCGATTGCCATGTGTGATCGCTGTGGGTTCCAGTACAAGTTAAAGCAGTTGAAGGGATTGATCATTAAAACCAAGAACGTAAATATCTTGGTTTGCCCTTCTTGTTGGGAACCGGATCAGCCCCAGTTGCAGTTAGGGATGTATCCAGTAGATGATCCGCAGGCTTTAAGGAACCCACGCAATGACACCAGTTATTTGCAGGGTGGTTTAACGGGATTACAATTATTGGCTACCAGTACACCAGTTGTTAATAGTGACGGAACCCCTTCTGGTGGTAGTAGGCAGATTCAGTGGGGCTGGAATCCCGTGGGTCTTGGAAATTCTTTAGATTTACCCATCCCTAATAATTTAATTGGGGCGGGTCAGACAGGCGCAGTGACAGTAACAATTACTTAAGGAGCACATATGAAACATTCAGATATATCAAAAGACAAGCCGATGATGGAAAAGGTTGCTAAGAAAGCCGTCAAAGGCCATGAGGTCAAAATGCACGGCGTTAAAAAGATGGCTAAGGGCGGCAAGACTAATTTAGACATGAAGAAATATGGTCGTGGCATGGCTAAAGTTATGAACCAGCGTAGCGCTGGAAGGGGTCGATAATGCTTAATCAACCCAAACCCGTGCCGGTTCCCAATACTGGGGGATACCCTAATAACGTGCCTAATACGCAAACCCAGAAAACTCGTGGTACTGGGGCAGCGACTAAGGGCACGGGCCACAGCAAAAAAATGGGGTAAGTTGTGAACTACTCGACGCTGTTTCAGACCATACAAGCCTACGCTGAGAATAACTTCCCAGATACGGTGGTCGCAACTACCACTGCTACGACGACATCTTTTCTTACAAAAGATCAGGTGGACACGTTTATTCGTCAGGCCGAGCAGAGGATATATAACAGCGTCAACCTCCCGGTAATGCGGGAGAACGTAACTGGTACTTGTACAACGGGTAATAGGTTCTTAGCCACGCCCACAGATTGGCTTTCCACGTTTTCATTGGCTCGAATCAATGCTAACGGGAGTTACGATTACCTGTTAAATAAAGACGTTGAGTTTATTCGGGAGTCTTTCCCCATCCCTGCTACTACAGGCGCTCCCACTCATTACGCTATTTTTGATGAGAATACGTTCATTTTAGGGCCGACTCCAGACGCAGATTACACTATGGAGTTGCTTTATTACGCCTATCCGGCATCTATTGTTACGTCGGGTACAACTTGGCTTGGGACTAACTTTGATTCTGTTCTTCTTTATGGTTCATTGTTAGAGGCATATGCGTTTATGAAGGGTGAGAAAGATGTCAATGACAACTATGTAGCCCGGTATAATGAAGCGCTTGCCATGTTGAAACAACTTGGTGAAGGCAAAGACCGTCAAGATACATACCGTACAACTCAAGCAAGGGTTCAAGTCCGATGAGCACGATGAGCGAAGTAGCCTTCCTTTTAGGGGGCAGTCAAGTCAAAGTATTAACAACTTC